AGAATTTTGCTGTGGCTTTTTTAGTTCCTAGAGGATCTTTACTTGCCGCCCATGCAAATAGTTTGTCTTTATTATTGAATGGCGGTACTTTCCAAAGTATGACAGGTATCATTAATAACATAATCCATCCGTCATCATTCCATCCTGCATATGCTCCAAACAGACACAAAGGTATCATATAGTAACCTATGTACTGTCTTAAGTGTTCTCTAAAATATATGCCAAGACCTAAAATTGTTATGCAACTAAGTCCAAGCCAAAAAAGAAACATCATTTTCTTTTGTCCAATATATCTTTCATTACATTTGTTGCTGTGTGAGTAAAGAACCTAGGTGCAACACTGTGTATTATTAAAGCAGGCACTAACAGTTGTAATTTTAATGCTGTGACCAATGCCTGCTTCATATGTTGTAAAGGTGTTTCACCGACTTCTTCTAAATGGAGTTTACATTGTTTACTTAACATTGTCGCCCACCATATCAAATAGTGCAGGACCAAATGTGCTACCTGCCCAACCTAATGCTACTATGGTTACTACACCTAGTACTAACCATTTCATCTTAAAATCGTCAACTACCATTTTAAGACCTATAAGTTCGTTACCTAATATACGAACACTTACTTCTAGTTTACCTTGATCGTCAGCTTCTTTTGCCATTTGTTACTCCTGAATTTCACTACTTTCGGGCATACAGTCAAATTGTATGCGGTAATATTCGTTTGTTAAGTTATGCGACCACGAACGTCTGTCAATTAACTCTTCACATTCCATCTGCGTCATTGGTGTATTAAATGCATATTGGTTTCCTATGTATAACCATTCTCCTAATGCAGTTTTACCCCACATACTTAAAACTAAAACGAACATTTCCATTTTTTATCTCCCTTGTCCTTTATACTTTTTGTAAGACCGCTTCTTACTTTTGTTCATAGAACTAAACTTTGTTCTACTGTGATTGTTACCTATACTTGTTTTCTTTGGTTGTGTTTCATGTGCTATAAAAGTTTTATGTAACTTCATAACCCTCCTTGGTTATATAGGTATTTATTAAAAAATAGCCATAAAAAAAGGCCGCACTAGGCGACCTTTTAGAGTTTGTTCTAAGACTGCCTTAGAACTTGAAAGTTAATCCCAACTGTGCATTCATATCACCAGGATTGTTAAAGTCTACATCACGCTTTTCTTTAATTTTAAGTTTCATGTCTACTTTTTCTGATAATGCATACTTGGCACCAAATTCAATATAAGAAGAATTACGATCAAAATCAACTACATTATCTGTCGTTGATTGCCATGTGTATCCTACTTCTGCAAATGGTGTTACTTTACCCATTGCATGTTCTACACCAATGTATGGCTCTAAGTCCATTGTACGTGTATCTGTGTTATAGCTATCGCCAAATTTAAACTCAGCATGAGCTCCTACATATAACGGGCCTGTCGCTAACTTATTTTTCTTTTCTGCCTTCAACGCATAGTTGTCTACATCGCCATCACGCATCCATTTTACTGTTGTGTCGATAGGGCCTACATCTCCGCGAAGGTGAAATTCAGTTGCGCCAGTTTTCTTATCCTTAACACTAATTGAATAATCATCTGTTTTTGCAGTCATCTTAATTGCAGTATTGTCAAAGTCTCCTGCCAAAGCAGATGTCCCTAACATCGCCGCCAAAGCGACGGTTATTAAAGTCTTTTTCATTTATTTTCCTCTTTTATATAAAAGTGTAGGTCAACATGCCTACAGTGTATAGTTATCTAACCTTTTAGATATGTTGTGCTTTTTTGGCACGAAGTATTTATAGTGTTAGGTAACAAAGTTATAGTGCGACTTTTCTGTTGCTAGGTAAGTCGCCAACCCCGAGTGATTATGCCGCTAGGGCAAAATCCTCATTAACCGCGAAGTTATTAAGTGCACCGAAGTTCACGAAAGTAAATTCGCCGTTGTTTACAGTTGCGTTTGCATTTGTAAAATGTGTTCGCGTTAACCGAGCTTACATCCGGATAACTCCACTCATCTATTAACTACCAGTCGATCCTAGTTCAGGCCCATCATAAACACTCTGCGTCTGTCCTTACTTGTGGGTACCATCACGTTCTGGTAACTACAAAGTGTTTATGGTGGACCTGCCCGGTACCGCCCCGGGGTCCTGTATAGCGTTTGAATTGCTTCAACGTTATGCATATATTTATACAGTCTTTTTATGCAGATGTCAAGAGAAGAACGTAAATTAAATAACAACTAAAGTGTGCCATTTGATCTACTGATTGTGCTACCCAATACTTTTTACTATCTATGTTCCATTGATACTTTTTAATAATTACAGTTTTAATATAATCAATTAAGAAATGTAAAATATAATCTAGTAGTGCAATAAGTATTGCGTTTGTAAAATTTAATGTTGCTATGAATATTACAACGAAGGTAAGTGCAGAATGATCAAACGCATGGATCCAACCCTTAGGATTTCTAAGGTTACTTTTGTCTCCTGGTGTTCTGAAAGATTGTATTGCTAAATCTGCAATCGCGTGTTTAATAAACAGTCCCCAAAGCACAAATAAACTTTCAATCATGCCCAATGGACTATCCTTTCTACTGTTCTGGTGTATGGATTACTTTAACATCAACTGCTACAGGTTTTCCGTTATGATCGTCTATAGTATATTCAACAACCATACCTTCAACAACTTTCTTTATACCTGATTTTCTGAACTCTGATATATGTACAAACAAGTCTGCTTGACCTTCGTCACGTGATATGAATCCATATCCCTTAACGTGATTGTACCATTTTAATTTGCCCTGATTAATCATTTACTGCCCTTCTTTGTGTATACAGGGCGTGACTAACCACGCCCTGTAATATTTATTACATATTGTTCTTTTTTTCTTGAATCTCAGCACGTTTTGCTTTTGCAAGTTTACCCATTTCGCCTAATGCTTTACGAGCTCTTGCCGCTGACGCTTTTGTGCCGCCTTCAAATTTTTCATTCTCTGCAATGTATGTTTCGTACATGCTTACGATTTGTTCGTGAATTGATTGTTCTGACATCTTTATAACCTCCTTAGTTCATCTTTATGCCGGTTGTTGATTCAATGTATTGGTCTGCCATTGCTTTCTCAGTTTTAGCAATAAACACAATAGATCCTAAGTTAACATCTATTTCGCTATCGCGGCCAACAGTAAAGGTAAATGGCACCAAGCCAATTCCACCTTCTTTAGTCATAGTAAGAGCCATAGGCTTCTTAACTCTCATTGAATCTTTTTCTTTCTTAATTAAGCGAGCCACTACTTCTTCACCTGCTACAGTTTTGAAGCTAATAGTATCGCCGTCTTTATAAGTTGCTTCTAATAACATATTTTATCCTAAACTTGATCCTGTTCCGTTCCATCCGGTTGCATCAATATAAGAAAGTAATTGTTCATACCCTCCTATATGTTGATCACCTATAAAAACCTGTGGAGCAGTTCTTGGTGCTGGCAATCCTTTTTCTTCAAAGAGTGCCATTAGTTCGCTTGGCTGAATATCAGTGCCAAGTGTAACTGTTTTGTATTTTACATTCATGCCGTCAAATACAGCCTTTGCCTTTACACATGAAGGGCAATGTGGCTTGCTATAAATTACTACTTCTTGCATTATAGTTTAAATCCTTTTAGTGAATCCTTGTCTACGTCCTGCTTGATACCGCCAATGATGTATGACTCTACTTCAGTCTCTTGTGGAGCCACTTGTAATCCTGACGAACTCAACCAATGTTGTGTCCAAGGTAGTGGGTTAGTATTAAGTGGACGATCATAGATAGGTTTGTAACCTAGTGCTTTTAGCCTGCGGTTAGCAATATATTCTACATAATGATATAGTAACTCTTCGTTAAGTCCAATGATTGCTCCGTCCTTAAACAAATAGTCAGCCCATGCCTTTTCTTCATCGACACAAGTACGCCACATATCTAATACTTCTTCTTCACACTCTTTAGCAATAGATTGGAACTCTTTGTCGTCAAGTCCTTTAATCCAATTCTTAAGAATAGAAGTTGATAAGTTTAGGTGTGTTGCTTCATCTCTTGCAATCAATGAAATAATTTTTGCACTGCCTTCCATAACTTTACTTTCAGCAAATGCAAATGTACAAGCAAAGGAAACATAGAAACGCAATCCTTCAAGGATATTGACATTGTGCATTGCTAAGAATAGTTTCTTCTTAACATCACGCATGTTGCCTTCCTTGCGGTGAATCCACGCATCAGCCGCTTCTGTAAACGCATCATAGTTTTTTGTAACTGCGGTTGCACGTTTAAGAATCTCTTTGTCATCTAAGATTGTATCAAACACTTCACTAGGATCTGCATACACATTTTTCATAATGTGTGTGTAAGAACGTGAGTGGATAGTTTCAAAGAAGTCCCAAGTAACAATACAGCCTTCTAGTTCAGGAAGTGATACGTGTGGCAAGAAAGCCAAACTAGGACCACGTCCTTGCACTGAGTCAAGCAATGTTTGATACTTTAGATTACTTGTAAAAATATGTTTCTGTTCTGGTCTGAACTCAGCAAAGTCTGCTCTGTCTTTTTGCAAACTAACTTCTTCAGGCCTCCAAAAATAACCAAGCATTGTTTGGTTAAGTTTATCAAATTCAGGGAATTTAAACACATCATATCTCTGTGTGTTTTGATCTGGTCCAAAGAACATAGTGCTCTTTGTAAAGTCTACTTTGTCTTGATTAAATACTGTCTTAGCCATTTGTTTCCTCTATCTCTAACTCTATCTATTATAGCATTGTATATATGCAATGTCAACCTTTAAATTGCACACGCCTCACAATGTTCTTCATATTCCTCGTCTGTACCTGCAAATTCTTCTCTAGCAAGTGGTTGTTGTTTTGCTTCTTCTACCATATCACCATCTGTTTTATAATCATATGTGTTTTGATAGTATGAAGTTTTCCATCCATACTTATACGTATTAAGTAAATCTTTTATCATAACACTCATAGGCACTTCATTATTTTCAAAGTGCGTAGGATTGTATGACCAGTTTCCGCTAATAGCTTGGTCAAAGAACTTTTGCATTACTGCTACAATATTAATATAACCTTCGTTACTAGGCATATCCCAAAGTAGTGTATAGTGTTGCTTCAGTGTAGTATACTGCGGAACAACTTGCTTAAGAGGCCCTTTTTTACTTTTCTTAACGGACAAGTATCCTCTAGGAGGTTCGATTCCATTGGTTGCGTTCGACACAACGGAACTGCTCTCTGAAGGCATTTGTGCGGACAATGTGCTGTGCCGTAGTCCGTGCTGTTGTATGTCTGTGCGAAGAGTATCCCAATCATACTTTAGCTTAAATTCTCCTAGTTCATCAACTTCTTTCTTGTATGTATCAATAGGAAGTATGCCGTCACTATATTTAGTTTGTGGGAAATATTCACAGGCACCACGCTCTTTGGCAAGTTCATTACTTGCTTTTAGCAAATAGTATTGGAATGCTTCTGTAAGTTCATGTACTTTCTTCCAAGCTCTTTTGTGATTGTATGCCAACTGATGCTTTGCAAGATAGTGTGCAAGTCCAATATAACCTACACCTAAACTACGTCTTGCTTTTGTGCTTATTTCTGCCGCCTTAATTGGATATTTCTGATAGTCAATAATTTCTTCTAATGCTCTAACTGCAAGATCGCATAGTTCTTCTAAATCATCTAAGTCTTTTAGAACACCTACATTAATAGCACTTAGAATACATAATGCAATTTCACCTTCTTCATCATCAATATGTTGTAGTGGCTTTGTTGGTAATGTAATCTCTTGACACAAATTACTCATATAAACTTTATCTTTGAATGAACTGTGTGTATTACAATGATCTACATTCATAATATAGATACGTCCTGTTTCTGCACGTTCTTTGATTAGTGCTGAAAACAGTTCCATTGCAGGTATAACTTTTTTCTTAATGCTTGTTTTACGTTCATACATTTCATACATCTCTTGGAATGCATCTGGGTCACCAAAGTATGCTTCATACAAGCCTGGCACATCATGTGGCGAGAAAAGGCTTATGTTGCCGCTGGTTAACAATCTTTCATACATAGTTTTATTAAGTTGTATTGAATAATCTAACTTACGTACACGATTGTCTTCTGTGCCTTTGTTATTCTTTAGTACAAGGATGTCTTCAATCTCTTGATGCCAAAAAGGAAAATGTGTTGTAGCACTTCCGCCACGTACACCATTCTGTGTACAACATCTAACAGTTGCTTCGAACTTTTTAAGGAACGGAACTACACCTGTGTGTGCAACTTCTCCTCCTCTGATTTTTGAGTTGACTCCTCTGATACGTCCTGCGTTAATGCCGATACCAGCTCTTTGAGCTGTGTATCTACCGATGGACATGTCCGACGCAAAGATCGAATCAAGTGTGTCGTCACTGTCAACGAGAACACAAGAGGCAAACTGCCTAACTGGAGTACGCACTCCGGCCATGACTGGCGTTGGGATATTGATTTTAAATAGTGAAGTCGAGTCATAGTATCTCCTTACATAATGTAATCTGTCTTCTTTTGGATAATTGGCAAAGAGTGTTGCCGCAATCATCATATACATATGTTGTGGAGTTTCAAACAACTCTCCGCTTGATCTATCTTGGACAAGATACTTGTCCACAACCTGACGCAGACCTGCGTAGGTAAAGTTCTCATCACGCTTGTGATGGATGTATGAATCTAGTTTTGCAAACTCATCGTCGGTATAACTTTCTAGTATCGCACTATCATATACACCGCGATCAATATTTTTCTTAATCATTTCTTTCAAAGGCATTTTTTCGAAGCCACCGTAAACATCTTTATATACTCCGTATAGTAATAGTCTAGCCGCCGCATATTGATAGTTAGGTTGTTCTAGTGTAATAAGATCGTTTGCTGATCTAACCAACAAGTCTTGGATTTCTCTTGACGTCATACCTTCTGCAAATTGTATGCCTGCATTCATTTGAATTAAACTACTGCTTACTCCTGCTAGTCCTTCACATGCAAAATTTACTACTTTGTGGATTTTTTGTATATCTAATGGAACCAGTGTTCCATCTCTTTTTAAAATATTTAGGTTTTGCTTCATCTTACTTCACTTCCTTTGATTAAAAAATATTTAGCGTAGTGGAGGCAGTTGGATCACCTTTTGTGATACAATGCTTTGCGGTAATGAGTTGTTTGTTGATACTTCGTTGTTGTATCCTAAAACAATACTTCCGTCCAAATACACTAGGTACATGTTTACGTCTTCTTTTATGTCCTTACTGATATGTATCTCGACTTTTGCATCACTAAAACGATCTGTTAACTGTAAAGTATAGGCGCATAATAGTGCAATTTCATACTCAGTAAATGAACTGTTCTCTATCAAGTGCCACGGTTCTGCCACGCTATTAGGATCCCATGGATTCTCTTTACGTGAACTTCGTGGAAGACCATTGATAAACTTTATAAGCAAGTCAAACGGTCTAGGTGCAGATTCAAGATCATCTCTTAAATCTTTCCAGACTTTTACTTTGTCTTCAAATTTTAATTCATACATTAACTTCGAACTTTGATTTTGTAGTTAAACTCACCTTGGTCATTTGCTACAGAGTTTAACATAGAAACCACTATCGTGTCAACCCCTGATTGTCCATCTGCGTTAATTGTAGCGGCAGTGAAGGTTAATGCGGTTTCATAGTTGCTATCACCCTGATATGTATGGTCGTCTACAAAACTAAGCGTATTAGTACCAACATCTAGCATAAACTCCATTGTTCCGCTTCTTTGTGCGTTCACAAGTGTGCTTTCATAGTAGTACTCAATATGATAAGTTCGACTGTAGTCACCTGGAAGTCTAAATAAGTAGGTAGGCGAGGATGCCTGCTGTACTTCTAGACTGTTAAGGCCGCCAAGTGTAGCGTTTACTTTGCCTTTTATTTCAGATACATATTTGTATGTTGAAATATATGTTTGATTGTATCCTAAGTCGGCTGTTCTAGCAAAATAGTCTTCAACACTATTATTACCTGGCCTATTAAAATCAATCACACTATATTGAGCATTACCTTCGTTACCCCCAACATTACCTACACCTTCAAAATGATTGTGTGTGCTTGTGTTGTTAGTTCCGTTTGTAATCAAAATAGCTTCTTTGTCAATATCCATAAATGAACAATGACTAATTGTATTTTTACACGGTGCAGTTATTTGTCCTTGAGCACCTAATGATGTTCCTTCTCCAAAAACTACGCCATGTCCTAAATTTTGGAAATGACTGCAATGCCAATGATTGTTATAGATATCGTCATCACTTGCAATACCAACACTAAGTCCGTTAAACATTATGTGATCGAACTTATTCTTTTGAGTACCTACAAGTGAACTTAAAGATCCTAATTCCATACCAGCATTACTTGTTGTGACTGCTGTTCCAGTTGTCCATGGTCCTGTAATTTTAATTTCTTTGAAATGACTGCTCTTAACACTTTGTAATTTTATTGCAGGACTTGTTGCTGATGTAGTTGCAACAGTAAATCCTTCTAAATGTATATTACTTGCTTGGTTAAGTGTTGTGCTTGTACTATCATCTGCATAGTTGCCTGCGGTACTACTACCATTTACAGTTTGGAATACAGCCGCATTGCCTGTCATATTAAATTTAGTTTTATCTATGCCGTCGCCATAGATTGTTGTGTAGGGTGGTAGATATATTGTACCTGATACCTTATATAAACCTGCAGGAATATATAATCTTACACGACTTTGCTCAGTACCTTTAGTTGAACTGTTAATGTACAGTTGATCAATAGCTCTTTGTATTGCTACAGTTTCATCTGTTGCTCCATCACCTGTGGCACCAAACGATTTAATGTTTACAATTTCATCTAGTCTTTCTTGTAATGTTCTTTTGATAGGAGCAGTTGCACTAGGGCCTGTTTGTACTGTAATACCGTTTAAATATGTGTATGAATTTGCAAGTGAAAATAAATCATCA